AGCAGATCTAAGACAAGGATATTTTTTAGGTAAGTTAGTTAAGAAAGCAACACGAGGAATTAAAAAAATTATTAAATCACCAATAGGTAAAGCTGCATTGTTAGCAGGTGGTGCAGGTTTATTTGGTTACGGACCAGCTAAAGGTTTATTTGCTAGTGGAAAAGGTTTATCATTTAAAAATTTTTTAGCAGACAAAATATTAGGCACAATGAAATATGGTTATCCTACTGAAGCTGGAGTAAGAACTGGTGGTTTATTAAATTTTTTAAAAACACCTAAAGGAGCATTTACAGGTATCGCTGCACTATCTTCGTTACCATTATTATTTGGACAAAGCCAAGAAGAGGAAGAAGGAGTAAACTACGCAGATTTACCAAATATATTTGATAAATATTCTCCTGATCAATTAAGACAAATGGCTTTAGCTG